TACGCTGATGGAACCCACAACGACGTTGATGACCTGCGCGTGCGCCGTGTTGTCTGCGGCCATATCAATGGAGCAGAACCCAGACGACAGGTTGGTGTCTTGCGCTGAGGTGATTTGCGTGCCATTCTGCAAGAAGAACAATATGCCATTGTAGACGCCGAACAACACGACGTCCGTTCCGAAAACAAATGGCAGCGAAGTGTTGGTATAAATATCGTTCGCAATGCCCGGAGCGAAATACGTTATCACGGCGGTGGCTGTGCCGTCTCCGTTGTTCCCGAAGGAAAGATAATAACCGTAGTCACCAGTCGTGTCACTATAGAGCCCAACAGATACGAAAGCATCGGAAGGTGAATCCAAGGTAGTTATTTTGAACTGTATGAATCGGTTTGAACCCGCAGCAACCTCTGTAAAGTTTTGCAGGTTGTTCGTGGCATTGTCAAGAACCGTTGCGGCAATGGCATCGCTAATGATTTGCAGCGCCGTGTACCCATCCGTTGCCGTGGTCCATTTTGTTGGGTCCAAAGGATTTTCATTCGCCCGTTGCGCATTGTCGGAACCAAGGACCGTGAAGTTGTAACCTGCCTGGGAAAATCCAGCAGAGAAGTTTTGCCCGGTGATGTTCACACCACTGACCGTTTCGGACTTGCTTGCCGGGGTGAACGTGTAACCGGACAGGGTAGGAGTCACGGTGTAGGCACCGTCCGCCAGCCCTGTGATTGAATAGTTACCGAACGAATCGGCGGTCACGCTGCCACTTGCGGCACCTGTGTAAGCCACAGCCGCACCAGAGATACCAGCGTTGCCGGAAATCGTAGAGCCTGCCGGCGCCAATTTGAATGAAGCGACAAGCCAGAGCCAATCACTATTGTTCGCAGAAGTCGTGAACGTGGCACCGATAGGTGACGTTCCTGAGTCAACCAAGTAAGCGCCCATGCCGGCTTCAGGGCTACCAGACAATGCTTGCGGCAGTGCGGCACCAGCAGCCACACCTTGACCGCCGTTGAATCCGTTGTTAACCGTTCCAGTTGAGATGCTGCCGTTGGTAGCGAGCCCGGCAAGGATGACTTCACCAGCAACGGACGGCGTGATAGTTCCGGTGACAACTGATTGTCCGGAGGTTTGGGACGTGGCACCATTTTGTGATTCCAGGGACCACGTACCGGCACCACTGAATGCAAAGACTTGGCTGCATGCTGCCTGGCCGACAGGGGTGAACGTGTGCGTGGTGTCTGTCGTTGGGTTGAAGCAGTAAGCAATGGAGATTGCGGTTGGATGCCCGGTCGCGTTGAACAATGTGCCGTACTGCCACGTATTGTTCTTCTTGTCCGTCATGGTGGGAGCGCCACCAGCAAACTGAGTTTGGATGATGGCAACAAAAAGCGTTGCGCCTGTGGTGTCAATGTTGGCCGCACCACCAGACGCGCCCGTGACTGTGTTCAGTCCAAAGCCCGACGCAACCGCCATTATGCTCTTGAGAAAGTTAGCAGCCATCTTATCCTCGTGTCGGGCTCATGTCCATAACTCGGTGAGGCCACAGCATCTGCCGGACGTGGCGTGGCAGCTGTTCGCCATCTTCTTTAACTGGCTCACGGTTTTCGTAGCAATCGGCAACCGTCAGCATGATGGCTGTAATGATGTTCGCGGGCACATCGGTGGGGTCATCACCATAGCCTGCGTGGTAGTGAATTTGAACGGCATTCGGCACGTAAAGCACGGACGGCCAGTACCCGGCAGAGTTGCCAGCCGGGAAGATGCCAGGGAACAAACGAGCCGGCTCGCTGACTTTGTCAACGATGTAGGCACCGAACTCACCCGTGGGAATCGGTCCTCGGTTAATCCAGATTGCCGTGGCCGGAGCCGTCTCAACCGTGATGTCACCAAGGTTCTTTCCCCAAGTCGTAAACTTGATGCCGCTCTTGCCCGTGCCTGTATTGGACGGGTCGCCCATGTGAAGTTCTTGGACGTTGCCATTGTTGTCTGCAACTTGGTCGCCGTCGGTGTACACCGTCTGCGGGTACCAAGGCAAGGGCTGTGGCACAAGGTCTTGGAATGAACTGGTCGCGCTGTCCATGTACGTGATGCGGTCAACGCTCACCAGGGGTGGGCGCCACAGCTTAATCATCTGGCTGTAATTCCACAGGGTCGTGCTGTACTTGGGCAAAGCGTAATAGCTCGGCGGGTACGCGAGCTGGCTCAGCATGGTGTCGGTGAAATACGGGAAAGCATCCAAGGTCATTATGAAGCCCTTGGTCATGAACGAACGCCGGCAGAAGTTTTCGCAGGCAATCGTGGCGCCCGAAATCAATCCGGTAATCAGGGCATCGTCGTCGTCGATTTCGTCCACACGAAGAAAGTTCTTCATCTGGTCGAGACTGACAGGGTCCAACGCTGCCGGAAATTCTACTATCAGTCCAGCCATGTTACCTTACCGCCTTTCCCAGCCAACGGGCGGTATTCTCGAAAGCCTTCGAGAGCTGGACTGCAAAGTGGCGTTTCTCTGGAAGAGGGGCGAGCTCCGCAGAACCTTCGTTGAGGCGGAGGATGGCCGGCTGGTCCATCATTTCGAGGACTTGTCCGGTTTCCTTTATGCGGATGCGAATCACGGGTGCTCCTACTTGATTGTCCCGTCCTTGCCGTGTTACGCTAGCAGGTTATGGGTTCATACCATACTGAGTGGCTCTGCTCCTATAAAAGGAATGCTAGAAATCGTGGCCTGACTTGGGAGCTCACGGACCAAGAGGCAATTGCCCTGTCCGTTCAGTGCTGCTATTGGTGTGGTGCTCCGCCTCAGCCAAGGACAAGAAATAAGAGGCATTGGAGAACCAGAAAATTCAGGACTGTATCCTTCACCGCAAACGGCATTGACAGGGTTGATTCTAAACTCGGGTACACTGTACAGAACTGTGTCCCGTGTTGTTTCGCCTGCAATCACAGCAGGTCCAACACGCCAGCGTATGAGTGGCTGGCACATTGCAAGAGAGTTACAGAATTCCAAGAAATGAAGGGCGGCTCTCATAAAGCCGCCCTCCGGGGTGGACACTCTAATCCGGGTCGTACGGATTAGGAGTGTTGCTGTAGGGTGTTGATGGGGTGCGTGCCGGCGTCGAGCAGGTTCGCGTCGAGACGTGCGAAGGACACGAAGCCGACCTGGCCGAGTTCAGCGTACCGTTCCACCAACTTCATGACCGTGAGGTCTTTCACGCGGCGGGCAATGAATTTCTTCATGTCGCCGAATGCGATGGTCGTCGCGGAGGGAGCAATGACGGGCATGCTCTGGTTGATGACGTACTGGTACCCATTGATGCGGTCCGGTTCGCCAACGGCAATTCCGGGCGTCCAAAGAGGACGGCCGAACTTGTCCAGGATGCGCTTCAGTGCGCTGAGCGTCTGGTCGTGGAACATATACTTCGCTCCCCGACGGTAGGACGGGTCAACGCTGTGCTCCAAGTTCACGAGGTCGCTGTAACCGATGCTGTTCGCGCCGGTCTGTGCTCCGCCCGTGGACTCCGAAGAACCTGCGGCAACGATTGGCGTTGCGCCAGAAGCGGCGACGGCGGTCAGCAAGCCCGTGGGCTGGCTATTGCCGGTGCCGTTCGTGAGGAAGTTTTCCAAACCACGGCCCCAACGTTCCGCGAACCGTGCAGCCAGCCACGCTTCGAGGTCAAACGCCGAGTCCTGAATCAATTCCAGCGAAGCCTTGACAAGTCCGGAAGTGAACTTGTAAGCGCCGAAGTTGATTTGCGAAGCAGTGACGTCCTGCTCGCTCACCGGCGATGCTTCGCCGACGATTGTGGCTTGCTGTGCCGTGTCATTGCTGGTCGGCATCGGGAGAGGCTGGCCGGTCGCGGTGTCCATGACGGTGATGACGCTGCCGTCGAGGAGAGGCGCGAAATACTTGGTCGCCTGTTCGATTGCATTCACGAAGCCCGTCGGCACAAAGTAGCCGAGGCCCGTGTACGTGCCGATATGGTTCAACATCGGGGCGCCTTCAACGAGCCCGTCGCGATGTTCTTGTGCGAACTTCAAACCACGTTCGAGGGAAACGCGAACGCGCTCGGAAACGTTGGAGATTCCGGCCTGACCGATGGTGCTGTCCGGACCGAAGCCGACGTTGCCAGTGTTCTTGTTCTTCAGCATGCTGATGAACGCGGTGCGATACTCTTCACCGAGTTTCTTGGGGTCCACGTTCGACAGGTCGCCAAGAGGAGCCGTTCGGTCAACCGGCTGATTGGCACGCAACTGCGCGTCAATCTTGTCCGCTTGCTCGATGCGTTGGATGTCCGATTCCATCGTGGCGATGTCCGCGATGGCCTTGTCGGCGCTTGCGCGCGACTCGGGTGTGAGGTCTTGCTTCAGGATTGCGGTGAGCTCAGTGGATGCCTGAGCGCGCTTCTCCCGAAGTTCTTTGAGTTTGCTCATGGGAATTGTCCTTTTCTTTCCTGCCGTTGGTCTTACAGGTTTCCCACGGTCAGGAGGTATTGCTATCGGTCAGCGCGCTGTCCACGCCTTGTGAACTTCACTGCCCGAAGTTTATCGGGAAGGTGTTACAACCTTCCCAATCTCGTTAGCACTTTGCGGAATAAGCGTTGGCGGTCTTTGACTGACTGTTCGCCATTGCTCGGTCCATCGGGTCCGCTTGGTCGCCAGCATCTTCGACTTTCTTCTGCGCCACTTCTGCACGCATGTGCTGGTCGGCAGCACGCATGTTGCAACGCGCTTGCTCGTGGTCCCCGTCCTTGTGCGAATCCATTGCGGCGCTCAAATGTTGCTTAGCCGCGAAGTTGTGCTGGTCGGAAGAGCGGGCGTCCTCGCCTTTGCCAGAGCCAAACTTGCCGGAGTACTTCCGGGGTTGTTCAGGAGCATACCGTACCAGGGACTGAGGAACGCCTGCCGCGGCCATACTGGCGCGGACAACGTACTCCATAGCCCAAGGGACGGCCTTCTCTTCACTCACTTCAATTCCAAACTTTTTGGCTGCGGCGTGAATCTTGCGCAGCACGCCAGCCTTTGCATCAGCCGGCAGGTCCGTGGAGCTAAACCGTGCCAGGGCATTGCGAACGTGGGAAGCGTCATGGATAGGCAGCTTCCAGGTTTCCGTCTTGTCCGGGTCGCCAACGTATGCGAACGACTTGGCGGTCAAATCTTTGCCGGCAACGCGCTTGGTACGCGTGAAGCCGCCACGGGTTTCGTCGGTTGCTTCAGCGCCAGTGTAGAAGACGTCTCCGGTGTAAACGACGCCACGAGCTGCCCCTGAACCTGTGGGAGCCCATCGGTTCTGGCAACGGCAATCGCCTTCCGCGCAGTCACCGTCATCCGTGTGATTGTCATGGACCGACAGTGGGTCAAAGTCGCGCCCAATCAAAGCACGGTCAAAGTCTTCGTCCAGTTCCTCGTCCATGTCGTCCAGCAGTTTCTCTTCCTTGCGGAAAACCGGGAACTGCTTCCTGAACTCGGCAATCTTGGCAGCCGTGCGGTCAGAAGGAACCCAAACCTTCTCTACTTCAACGGGAGCGCCGAAAGTGATTTGCTCACCCACTGGCTTGCTCTCGTCGTGGACATACTGAATCTGGAAGTTGGCGCCGGTCGAGCACTCAACCACGATGACAAAGTCTTCGTAGGTTTCGCATTCGTAGAATCGGCCGCAAGGATACGGGCACGCCTGGCCTTCGACAGTCTCTGCCGGAAAGGCAACGTTCAGGGCTTTGCAAACTTCGGAAATGGCGTCCTCAAACGAATCCAGGTCGGTGTCAATGGCGTCAATTATTTCACGCTTCTCGCCGTTGAACTTGGTGTGCGCCTTGGCGCGGAGGTCTTTCAAAGAAATTGGTTTCACGGTAGTAGTCCTCTGAATATCTGCCGGAGGTGTTACAAGGGCAGCATTCTTAGAATCAACGGCGCTGCGGAGTTCAACAGGAACCTCGGCGCAGTTGCGGGCATAAACTTCCGTCCCGGAATAGCACGGGTACGTTACAGGGCTGACATCGTGGAGGTTCAAGTCCGTGATGTCACGCGCCACGAAATAGCTGCCATCGGTGTCCTGCGCTTCGCTCCACGACTGGCCACCGTCAGGAATCGTAAACGCAAAAGAGCAACCGTTAATGTCCCCGCGTTGAATTGACGTGTGCAAGTCGCGGGCAGTCTGGGTGTTGGGCAGCTCGCAAGAGTAGAACAAGCCGCGTGCGTCCTGGCGTAGCGTCAGGGTGCCGGAGGTCGTCCGGCCAAGTACGAAATTCGCATCGTGGTTGAACAAGCAAACCACGTCCTGCTTCTCAGTGAGGGCACGGGTGAAAGCACCGGGCTTAATCTGTTCACGGAATCCCGGGAGTTGAGCACGGGTGTTGAATACCGACGCGTAGCCTTCAATGCGGAGCGGGTCTGCATCTCCGGAACCGCCAACGGCTCGGCACTCTGTTGCTTGGATGTAGCGGATTTCGCGTAGCATGACAGTTCCCTTCTTTAGTGTTACGGGTTACATATACTCTCCGTACTATTTTCCTATTCGCGAAATTAGGCGTTTAGGATAGCTTCCAGGAGTTTGTCAAATTCAATGGCGGACTCACCGTCCAGGTCCGTAGCCCAACCTTCGCCCTTGCGGGTGAATAGCTCGGTCGTATAGGCCCGGATGAACTCACTGGCGTCCGTCGGCTCGTCAAACGATGCCTCAATCATGGCGGAAGCGATTGGCCCGAATACTGTGGTGTAGTCAGCCACTGTTGCCTTCTTACGGAACGAGGCACGGCCAACTGCGTCACGGTACATGCCGGCGAACACACGGGTCAGGTCTGCCCGCTTCTTGGCTTTCTTGGCGCCTAGCTTATTCTTGCCTGGCGTGGGCTTGTCATCTTGTTCGTCTGCGTTCGGGTCTTTGCCGGAGTGCTTCGCAATCTTAACGGAAGCGTCAGCGGAAATCTGGTGCTTCTGTAGGTCAAGGGCCATCTTCGCCTTATCCTGTTTCTGCTGGTCCTTAACAATCGGGTGGTCCCCAATCGGCGTGACGTTTGAAGGTGTGGCAGCCAACGTACCATCTTCCAGGCCGTCGGTAACTGCCTGTGAGTGGGCGGAAGCGGTAGCGGCGTCAACCATATTGTTCGGCATCCAGTAAGAATCACCGGAACCATCTTCAACGGGGTTCATGCCTTCCAACTCATGGATGTCATTGGTGTTGAGGTATCCCCACTGCTTACCGGACCCGTAGAACGTCGAACGGCTGGCCGCATCGGGGTACATCATCTTGCGGAGGTCAAACGAGGCAAAGAACTTGTTCGCTGCCTGGCCGACCTGCGGGAACAACTTGTATTCCATTTCCTGTTCGAGGTCCACAGCGTGCGGGTCAACGCAGAAGAGTTTGAATTCAATGCTCGACTGCTCGACGGTGGACTTGCCGGCGTCGTCGCCGTTGATGCCCACCATGTGACCAGGGACGTTGAAGAACGAAGCAATCTCAAGCCGTTGGTGCTGGCGAGTCTGCAACATCTGGCCCTCTTCAGGGCTGGAACCCGTCTTGGTATACGTCACGCCAGGCGGTAGCACGCCGGTCTTATGTTGGTTCTCACCACCGTGGGATTCAGCCCACGAACGTTTGAGCACTTCCCACTGAACGTCGCTCATGTCGCCGGGGACGCCCAAGATGCCGTGAGGGATAGCACCGTTGCCGAAGAACTTCGCACCGTACTTTTCAGTCGCAAGTGCCAGGCCGATTGCTTGGCGGGCCAAGATAACAACGTCCTGACCGATGCGGCCGTCGAGCGACAGCCCAGGGAAGTGCATCATGTCTTCCGCCAGCACCAGCCGGCGATAGCCATAGTTTTGATTATCGTTGTCCTGCTCCATGATTTGTGCGTCGCGCAAAGCGTCGAACGTTTCATAGAACATGGTGCCCTGCGGGTACGTGGTGCCTTCCATAGTAATGGAAGACAACGAACGCACGGGGCGGGTGCGGGCGGGGTTCCGCGGCCACAACGCTACGATGCGGTTGTATTGGTCGCGTTCAATTTCGGTGAAGGCATTTCCCCAGAGCAGCTTATGCACCATCATCGTTCGGCGCCAAGTCGCAGAGGTCATTTCTGGGTTCGGGCGTTTGGCGAGTAGGGTAGACAACGGATGGGAATATGTAACCTTCTTGCCGGTGCGGTCATTCTCAAACAACCGTTGGCAAACGTTGAGCGGATGCGAAGCCATAGCGTTCGCAATAATGGTCACGCACTGGAAAACTGTGGAGGCTTGCAGCGCCGTCATTTCCGAGACACGAAGTCCGGAGTCGGTGCGACCACCATTGAAAATGTCGAGGAGCCATTCGGCGGGATAGCTTAGAGGTGTCTGTGGATTTTCGAGAGACGAACGCAGAATCGTCCAGGCCAACTTCATCCTGTCCGTCACGCCAATCTTCTTCCGCTGTTGCTGCGCCACAGTGTCCACCTTGGACTGACCCGCATCTTGCGGGGTACTGCGAATCATATGCTAGGTGTTACGGGGTAGTTCCGTATTCTACGCATTATTCTACGCATGCTAGATTCTACGCATGCTAGATTGTCCGCACCTTGAACCTGTCCGGGTCATCCTTCTTATTGAGGTCGGGGTGCGCCAGGGCACGGTTCATGGCAATCACAGTTGCCACGATGCCGTCAATCTTGCTCTTGGACTTGCCCTTGTCCGGACGTTGGTTGCCATTTGAATCCAGCAGCAGTTGAACGTTGCTGGCGTTCCAGCGCAACACGGGATTGTTATAATGCTCCACGGCCTTGCCAGTAATCAGTGCGGTCAGGTTCTTGGTCGGCCCTGACATATGCTCGTAGAACGGTGGCACCTTCACGGCCTTGATTCCGTCCTCAACCATCTTGGGTCCAATCCAACCTGTGTTCCAAGGGTCAAACCCAACCTCATGGATGCGGAAGATGCTTTTGAGTGTCCGTATCTTGGCATGGATGACTTCCTGCGAAATTGCCAGCCCAGGGCACGTATCAATAAACCCGGCGCGTACCCAAGCTTCGTACGACTGCTTGCCCT